GCCTGTGTTTGTGGAGTACACAACTGTTGCTAATCCGCTACAGACTTATCCGCAAATCAAGCAAGCCGCTTTGCTATTGTTCACTCATCTGTACAACAACCGCAGCAATTCCACAGAAGCGAACCTGAAGAACATTCCTTTCGGGTTTGATATGCTGTTGCGTCCATACAAACCATTGGTGATGTAAATGGGAATTGCTCGTTACGAATCAATTACGGTGAATAACCTGTCTTTTGCCAAGACTACTTTTGGCGAACAAACAACGGCAATTACCGAATGGTTCAAGACTCGCGCCCTGACGCATGACGTTGCTAACAGTGTCCGCATTTCGGAAAAGTATCGGGTGTATCAGGATTTGGTGAATTTCACCTTGAACTACACACCCAATACCCGCACGATTGTGGACAGCCAGCACTTGTATTCAATCACTTGGCGAAATGCTCAGTGGCGAATTACGGATGTTCGGGAAAGCAACGACAGGATGAAGGTTACGTTTCTTTGCTACAGAACAGACCCAGAAACGGCGGTATAAATGGCACAGAATAACGTCATTCAATATGGCAAAGCGTTTCAGGACAAACTTGCTTCTGTGGTTTCGCCTGTGCCTGTTTATGCGGCTTTTAACCGCAACTTTGCTACTCAGCCAAAGTTTGTGACATGGAATCTGCGTAACGTACATCAGCCAGTTTTTACTGGTCAGACCCAGAATAACAAGGGTATTGATACTCCTGTTTTCCAGGTAAGCATTTTCAGTCAGACTGTTGAAGACGGTTTCACAATTTCCAATCAGATATTACAATCCATGCATGGATTCAGTGGTGTCTATGGAACGGGCGACTATGCTTTGCAAGTAGCCAAAACCGACATTATGTGGCTGTACAACAGCTACGACAACACGGACAAACTTGCTCAAATTTTTCTGGATTGTACGTTGTACATACAGACTTGATAAGATAATAATTCATCAACCTGTTTTTGAAGGAAATTCAAAATGGCTCTTATCGATAAAGTTCTTCCCGGTTTTGTCGGGACATTCTGGTGTCAAACTGGCGCAACGCCTACCCCTTTGACAACCACTCAGCTTTCCACATGGACTGCTCAGGTTGCTGACATTGTTGGCACATCTGCTGGCGGTACTGGTACGGATGGCATTGAAGTTCCTGTGGAAGTTATCCCTCCATTTGGTTCTGATGACGCTTTTGCCGCTTACTCGATTGCTGGTCAGCGCACTGGTGCAAAGATTACCACCCAAAATCAAGTGACTTCCATGACGATCACTTGCCCTTGGAACCCCTCCGATACAGCACAGTTGCTGATTCGCGCTGATGGTTACAACGGCACGATCATCCGCACTTATGTCGTTGCCGCTTATGACGGTACTGACACTGTGGCTTATGCTTTCAACGCTCGCGTTGGTGGTATGTCTTGGGACTTGAACACCAATGCCGAAGGCAAATTCACATTCACCATCCACCCCGTTGGTGGCAATGAATACGGCTGGTCAAACAACGCTTAATACACTATGAACACAACAATAAAAGACAATAATGACCTGTTGAGTTTCCTGATTTCCCAAGCTGGTTCCCAAAAGGACTGGTTTGGGTTTCGGCAACAGAAACTCACAGCGATTAGCTTGGCGCATGAAATTGCGTCAAAACACGCTGACAAAATGACCCCTGCTGAAGTGGTCAATTACGTCAGCGAACTGAACAACCAGCTATATCTAAAGATCATTAGGCCGGGGGCATAAATGAGTGGCGTTACCATCAAGCTAGAAGGCATCGGTGACGCAATGAAAGCCTTTGATGAACTTGCTGATGAGATTGGCGACAAAAAAGCCAGAAGCAAGGTTCTAATCCCTGCTGCTAGGGCGGCTATCAAGCCAGTCTTGGAATTGGCCCAGCAAAAAGCACCAATTGAAACGGGTGCTCTTAGGGCTTTATTGCAGGTCGAAGCCAGAAGGCCAACAGCTAAAGATAAACGCTCAAAGTACATTACGGAAACTGACACCGTAATTGCAGTCGTTACCACCGCATCTGGCAAAAAAATGAAGGCTATGAGCGAAGGCAAAGGATTGCAACGCACACGGAAAAAACTTATAAAGATGGGCGCTTCTGAAACGGAAGCGGCAGCTTTTAAAGGCTTTTCTAGTGATGCTAGGGCGATTGCCCAAGAGTTTGGGTCAGCCAGAAACCCTGCACAACCGTATCTCAGGCCAGCCCTTGAAAGTCAATCTCAATCAACGGTAAACAGGCTTGCAGAAGAAATTAAAAAATACATTCAACGATTCAAGGCTAAAACATGACAAGACTTGGTGCAGCACTTGGCGCAAACTATGAACAGATGCGCCGAGAAATTCTTACCCGCAAATTTGAACTTGGCGGCTTTACTTTTAAAGTCCGCATCCCATTGGTTGCAGAAACCGATGCACTGTACAAGCGGATCACAGACCCAGATCAGAAATCAATTGACGAAGCGTATGCTGAGTTGACTGAGCCGCTGTTGAAATACAAAGAAGACGAAGACGCAGTTGAGGCTGGCTTTGTTTTTCTTGAGGATGATGTGCTTGTCCAAGGCAAGTCAATGCGGGAAGCCGCAAAAAACAAAGCCATGACCGAGCAAAGGATTGTTGAATACATCCGCTTGCTGGTTCCTGAGAATCCAGACAATAGCCTTGCAGACATTACTTATGCCGACATTGAGACTGAATGGCCTTTAAATGTCCAATTGGCTTTGTGCGAAAAGATTGGTGAAGTAATCAGCCCCACATACAAGGAAGTTCGGGGAAACTGATTGGCTCGTTAAAGACGCAAGTCGAGGCCGCAATGGTCTTTAATGGGCATACAACAGAATCAATTGCGGCTTTGGATGAAGTCACCATGTTGCAGATTCAGGCAATGTACGGTGACGGAATCCTCGGAAATCAAAAAGTCATTGAGTTGCTTGGCACGCTTGTTGCTGGCGTGTTCAATTACATCCGCGACCCAGCAAAATCAACACCATATACACTAGCCAACATTATTGGTTCCGCTTACGATTACATCTATCCACCATTGCCCCCGGAAATTCAGAAGCAGCAGGTTAGCAATAACTTACTTGGATTCATGAGCCAAGCGCCGGGATTCAAAAAAGACAAGTTCAAGGTGAAACAAGATGGCTAACATGATTGCCCGTTTGGGCGTTTTGCTGGGAATTGACAGTGCCGAATTTAAGCGCGGCATTGAGGAAGCGACCAAAAAGCTAGAGCAATTTGGGCAGGCGGCTGAACAATACGGCAAAGTAGCTGCTACCAGTTTGGTGGCGGCTTCTATTGCTGCGCTCAAATATGCTGACGATATTGCAGACGTTGCAAAAGCCAATGATGTAACGATTGATTCAATTCTGAAGTTGCGTGAAGCGCTGGCTCAGAATGGCGGTGAGGCTGAAAACGCCAGCCGCTTGATGTCTAGCTTTAACAGCTTTGTTACCAAGGCTGCTGACGGTTCTTTTGAGGCGCAACGCTCCTTTAAAACGCTTGGGATCAGTCTTCAGGACATTTCCAGAATGTCCATTGACCAACTGTTTTCTAAAGTTGCCGATGGTCTTTCTGGTATTGAAGATCCTGTGCTGCGTAATGCAAGGGCGCTTGAGGTCTTTGGCAAAGCGGCTAAAGGCGTGGATTTCGTTGGATTCAATGACACCCTAAAAGAAACCAACGCAATCACAGAGCGTCAGGCCGAAGCGGTAAAAGATGCCGCCGATATGTACGACAAGTTGCAGAAGCACGCAAGGGATACAGCCCTTGTGATTGCCACTGAACTTGGCCCACCATTGAAGGCTACAACCGAGTATTTTGAGTCAATGAACAGCCAAGGCAATGTTTTTGCTGAGTCATTGAAAGTTACTTATCAAACACTTGCGGTTGTTATTTCTGACGTTGCATTTTTGATTAAGGGTGTATCAGACGAAATTGGGCATACGATTGAAAATGCCAAAGTTCTTACAACTCAAGGCATTGAAGCCGCCAAAAAGTTAAATGCTGCATACGACAGTTATCGTGACCGTGAGCGAGAAAAGCTAGACGAATTCCAGCGCCGCATTATGGGCGGTGGTGGTGGCTTTGGTGGCGGCACAAGCAAATTTGATGATCCTCGCCGACTTGATAAAGCCAAAGAAGTTGCGGCTGGTCGCCCTGTTACGCCTGGCATTGATAAAGATGCTGAACGAGCAAGGCGTGAAAATCAACGAGCATTTGACGAAAAGATGCGTGAATTGGCTTCTATGCAGAAGACCAATAAAGCATATGAAGAACGTCAACACGCTGTTGAAACGACTCTTGATAAAGAGCAAGAGATTTTCAAACTTGAAATGAACTCACGGTTCTTCAAAAAAGAAGATTTGACGCTTGAGCGCGAGATTATTGAAATTCGGGCTAAGGGCGCGGAGAACATTTACAAACTGGAACAAGAAATCAACCTGACAAAAGGTGACAAAGCTGACCGTATCCAGAAAGAAAACGAACTTACAGAAAAGGCCATTGAACTTGCTAAAGAGCGCAATCGCTTGACCAAAGAATTTAAAGATGGCGACATTCTCGTTGGCGTTGAAAACAAGATGGTTGAATACATGAATACCATGAAAACGCAAGTTGAGATTGGTGGCGAAATGTTCACATCTGTTATGTCCAGCATGGAAGGCGCACTTGACCGTTTTGTTACCAACGGCAAATTGTCATTCAAAGATTTGGCTAGAAGCATCATTCAGGATTTGATCCGAATCCAAATGCGTGCCCAGATGACAAATCTGTTTTCTTCAATGTTTAAGTCTATTTTCCCGTATGCAACTGGATCGGTGGGCGACTACAACACATTAGGCTCTTTGGAGTCACAAAGGGCGGTTGGCGGTGCTGTCACAAACAACACACCATATTTGGTCGGTGAACGTGGCCCAGAATTGTTTGTTCCTTCTGGTTCTGGAACGATCATTCCAAACAACAAAATGAGCGACATGATGGGCGGTTCTACAACCATCGTCAATAACA